CGCACCCGGAAGCGGTTTGCCGGGTGGCGCCCATCTCCTATAGGGGGGTGGGGGCGAGCAACACTCTGATACCGACTCCCCGTCGGTTGCTTTCACAGGTGGACACGCATCCATCGTAGCTAAATTTGGGCCGGGTTACCTGCCTGATAGAAATGAAGCGTACGATGCATGGGATCAAATCCGCCGTGAAATCCGGAGTATGTGGGGAAATAGAGAAGAATTAGACGCGAGCAGAACCACGGGACTACAGTTGAAGTACCGGAATCCAGGTTTGGCTGCCAGATCACCGCTCGGTACAAACAAGTTTGTGCGCACTGAGTTTGGACTCTGGTACGACCTAACGACGAAAGAGGTTCGGGCGAGCATCAAGCGAGTCATACTTGATTTGGGACTAGCGAGAATGGGGGACGCCAGTCTGCTAAAAGCCGTGAAAATGGTCTCTGATACCATGTTCAAGCACCACGAACTATTGCCAGAAGGGTCGTTCTGGTCGTACTGGGTTGGTGTGGATACGATGTTTGGGGCCTCATCAGTGAAGGAGCCAGGGGCAGAGGACCAGATAGAACGGGATGTTACGAGTTGGGTGCAGCCGGACGCGGAGTCCGAGCCGAAGTGGGAGAAACAAAGGAACACGATTGCCCGGGGTCTGGAGTTGTTATCGAGCGTACCAGTTAGGTTGGGAGACGAGGGTTGGAACGTGGAGGGGTTCATGGCGAACGTATCCACCTGGATAGCCAATGGAGCCACGGAGCAGGAGGGATTGGAAGGCTGCCGAAAGACGAAGGTCAGCACAATCCTGAGGACGGGGGCGCGTGGGATCCGTGCCAGTTTGGGCCAGCGTAAGAGACTTTCGAGCAAGGTCTACATCAAGGAAGAGAGGAAGAAGAACCGCGCCACCATCGCTGCTGAACATGATATCTGGGTGAAGATGGTTTTCTTAGGCAGGGGGCTATGCGCCGCTATTGGCAAGGTGTTCCCGACTTCGTTATACAAAGGAATGTCTATGGAGAGGTGGATCAAGTTGTGTAAGGGTGGCCGGACGAGCGGGATGCCTCTGGATCAGAGCAAGTTCGACCATGTCCCGACGAAACAGGAGGTTTGTGACCTAGTGGGATTAGTATGCCGATGGTGCCGAGGAATGCCGGGCTGGACGCGCGAACAGGAACAGGTCTCTCGCACTCTGATCTCGCAAATGGCGGACGGTGGAACGGTTGTCTTCGTTCGTCGAGACGGGAAGGCCAGGGAG